CTGACGCGGAGCGTCGCCTGCTGCGCCATCAGGTCGTGACGTACGCCAAGCCGGCAGCGTCCGCGGCGGTGAACTCGACGGTGAACGCCTCCGCGTCGCCACGGGTCGCCGCCGGCGAGTAGGTCAGGATCTGGACGTTCCCTTCCAGCGACGGGTTCGTCACCGACGCGGCAGCGGTCTGGTCGGGACGCCACGCGAACGCGACGATCTCGCGGTCCTTGTGGATCGGGTACAGGGTCTGGTGAACCTCACCGGTCCCGTACGACCCGTAGAACTCGACGCTGACGCTCTGGGTGGTCGACCCGGCCAGGAACTCGTCCGACCCGGTCGCGTTGAACCCGCTGACGTCGATGCGGGCGTGCTCACTCGAGAACGTGACCGACCGGGCGAAATTCGACAGGTCGGTGCTGTCGACCTCAACACTGTCTTTCAGTGCGATCCGCTTAGCCATCCTTGCTCTCCTCCTTCTTTGCTTTGACGGCGCGGATCGAGCCGCGCTCCTTCGCCCTGCGTTCCTGCTCCGGCGACAGGTCAGCCTCGAACTCGTCGCCTTCCTTGTGACCGAGGTAGCCGGTCGGCGCGGTGACTTTGTAGGTGGTCATGTGAGTACTCGCACCCTCCACTCGGCGCCCAGCAGACGCCCGTTGACGGGGACGTCCTCGACGTATTCGCGCAGTCCGCTCACGCCGGGGGAGCCCTGGTCGCCGATCCCGACCGAGTCGACGATGCCGCCCAACGTCTGATCAGCGGTGAGCGCGGCGGTGATCCCGGTGTCCGGCTCGAGCATCTGATAGAGCAACTGCTGGCCGGCGGTGTTGTCGGCGGTCGTCACGCGTGCGCGGACAGTGAAGAACAGTTCGGCGCCGCCGTTGAACCCGAGCCCGTTCTGGAACGGGTCACCGGTGTAGATGTCGATCGTCGGTGGTGTCGCCGCCGCCAGCCAGTACGGATACACCTGCAAGTCGGGAATGTCCGGCCGCAGTGCTTCCAAAGCGTCGGCCAACGCCTCGACGATCTCAGGGATGGTGCTCACGCAACACCCCACGACTGCTGCGCCGGCACGAGCTTCGCCAACGCCCGCGACCGGCGGGCCAGGTGGGTGGGACCCGATGGGTTGTCCAGTCCGATCACCCCGAACGGCACCTCGGCCTCCTGCCAGATCTCCGTTGCGCGTTCCAGGTTCACCTCGACGCACAGTTGTTGCTGCCACGGCTCGAGGTCGTCCAGGCGGCCCATCTTGCTGTTGATCTCACCGGCCGCCATCTGCAAGCACCGTTCCGCCTGCGCTATCTGGTCGGCGGTTGGTGACCGGACTTTCATCACCCGGAACAACTCGTCCGTGGTCGTGTACATGTCGGACGGCGGGACCGGGTCGAAGGGTGCGGAGCCGGTGACGACGAGGTCTTCGATCCCCAACACAGTCGACCCGTCTTTCCAGATCAGGGTGTACTGGCCGGCACCGGGAGGGGCTGTCAGGCCAACGGCGGCGTACACACCAGCGGCGATCTCGGTGATCCCGAGACTGGTCGCCGCGATCGCAGTTGTGCCGGTGTTGTCGTTCGCCTCGACCGTGACGGTGCCGGCCAGGCCCGTGGTGCCCGCGTCCAGGACCGCTTCGAACACCGCTGACGGCTGGACGTTCACGACAGCAGCTCGAGCGCGGCCTGGAGCACGGGGCTGGTCCCCTCGACGGACCAGCTGATCCCGCACACCGAAACCCACGCCCATGGCTCTGCGCTGGCGAGCTCGAGCCGTCCGTCGGAACGAAAGTAGACGTGTCCCTCCTCGTTCGGGATCGAGCTCTTCGCCGGGAACGCCAGGTCGTAGCCCGTGTGACACTCCTCGGGCATCATCGCGATCACGATCGGCGAGCCGGACTGCCCGGCCGGCGGCTTGACCAGCCCTTCCAGGTGGACGATGTTGTTCAGCGTCAGCCGGTAACGCAACGGCGCCCAGTTGTCGCCGAACAGGTTGGGGAGGTTCTCGAACCCGTTCAGCGGCTCGAGGTAGTGCCACTCGACGGCGGCGACCGAGGCGAGGATCGCGTTCAGGTCGGTCGTCGTGGTGATCTGGGTGAGAGGGAACGTTGCCTGACCGTCCGAGACCGGCGAAGCACCGGATGAGGATGCGCCCGTGACGTCGAGCAGTTCGGTCATCCGCCGGTACACCTTGGTCGCAGCCAACGTTCCCCCTTTCCGCTATTCGTGCGCGTCGATCGCGGCGCGCAACTCGTCCTTCGTCATGTCGTTGTTCGCCGGGCTGACGCCGATGCTCTTCGCGTGCTCGAGCAGCTCGGCTTTGCTCATGTCGTCGAGGCTGTCGGCCGACTGCGTTCCTGCTTGCGGCTCGTCGTCCGGGGTGCCGCCTGTCCCTTCGACCCAGGGCGGGTCGAGACCAACGGCCTGCTGGTTCGGTGCGTCCATCAGCCCGTCGCTCATGGTGTCTTCACGATCTCCTGGAGGCCGGCCGTCTCGGTGACGAGCCAGGTGTAATACCCGGCGTACGCGACCTGGACGCCCAGCACGGAAGGCTCAACGACGGAGAGGGCGCCGATCCGGTCTTCGTACACCTCGAGCGCGGCCGACGACAGCAGCACCGACGAGCCGGCGGTCAGGCCGGCGGTCATGTAGACGGGGATCCCGGAGATCTGGCCCATCGCGCCGGACGCGAAGTTGGCGGCCTCGAACCCTGTGCTGATCCCGTTCTGGGGGTTGACCGGGTACATGAGCGGCCCCCACACGCCGAGCTGGTCGGCGGGCATGAATAGCCCGAGCTTGCCCTGGCCGGCGACGGCGGCGTACACCTCACCGGCCGCTTTCCACAAGGCCGCGTTCAACACGGCCGTCGTGGGCGTGCCCGTCGCGACCGTCGATGACGTCGCGGCGGCCGTCTGCGCCGCGGCGCCCAGTGCGGCTTCGGTGACCGTGCCGTACTTGCCGGCCAGATCTTGGATGACGATGTCCATGATCGACGGGGTCGTCCAGTCGATGTCCTGTCGGGAGACGTTGACGTAGCCGCCGTAGGTGCTCGCGGTGACGGTGTTCTTCGTGATCGTCATCTTCTGCGACACGAGCTCGTTCTTCTCACCGGTCGGCTGCGCCGCGACGTTCGTGTGCTGCGTCACCTTCGGCCGCGTCCACGTATTCGACGGGATCTGCCTGGGGCCGAGCCAGGTCGTCAAGGGCCGGGCCTGGTCGATGAAGTTCAGGACCGGACCGACGACCGGGGTCGGGAGCAGGCCGGGGTTGTCGCTCGTGATCTGGTGAGCGGCCGCCCGGTTGTACAGGTCGAGCCGCTGCGTCGCGTCCTGCGCGCCCAGGCTGGCCTTCCAGTAGTCCAGCACGTAGGCGCCCGCCGACCGGTATTCGATCGGCTGTGGCTTCGCCTGTGTTTCGTCCTGCATGAACTTCGCGAGCTCGCCGATCATCGTCTGTGACTCCGACGAGATCCGCCGGGACTCCTTCACCGGCTCGAGCTGTTTGTTCAGCTCCTGCAGCCGGTCACGGGAGCGGGTGAACAGCTCCATCTCGTTGTCGCTGAGGTCGCGGCCCTCTTTCTGGGCGGACTCGAGCAGGCCGTCCTGAAACGTTTGCTGCTGCTCGATCTCCGCGGCCAGCCGCGACAGCATCTGGTCTGAAGCGCGCATTGCGGGGAACCTCCAGTTTGCGAAGTAGCTGACTTCGCCCGGGCGTACCTATCGGTTCCGCGTCCCCCGCGACTGCCGGCCCACCCAGTGGTCTACAACGGCAGGTAGTTCAGCGGCAGAGCAAATTGTACTGATCCTGAAGCTTCAGAGCAAAGGCCCGGTCGAGGTTCGGCCGTGGAATAGCCTCAGGAGCCTCTGTCCGCGTCTGTGAGCGGACCGCGAGCACCCGGGCGCCCTCGTAGGCCGGGTCCGGTGTCATCGCGATATGGCCCAACCAGAGCTTCGTCAGGCGGTGGCTGTCACGGGTCTCCCACGTCTCACCACCAGGCAAGGGCAGGAACCCGGCGCTCGCGTCGAGCATCCCCTCGTCGGCGAGGTCAAGTGTTTCCTGCCCGAGTGTCGTGCGGGCGATCCGAAGCTCGGCGACGAGCCCCTCGTCGCGCGAGGGGTGAAACGCGGTCGCCTTCCCGCAGATCCGGGTGACATCATGGTCGCGGTTGACGCGAACGCGGTTCGCGCGCCGTTCGATCCCGTCGAACGCGCCCTTGCTAACGATCTCGCGGACCATCCGGCCCTGATGCTCGACAACGGTCTCTTCCTCGTACGGCATCACGACCAGCTCGATCGTGCGTTTCGGAAAGTCGACGGCAACCTGAGTCGCCGACCGGATCCACAGTCCTTCGTTCATCTCAGCACCCCGCTGGTCAGTTCCGGCGACGCGTTGTCCAAGCGTTCCGCCTGGCGGATCTCGTCGACTGTCATCGCCTGGTTCGCCCCCGGTGTGTCCTGGATCCCCGCCAGGATCTGGTACGTCTCGGCGCGTTCCTTCGGCCCTGGCTGTACGTACTCGTCGGCGTTCACCTCGACGCCGACGCCGCGCGGCAAAGCCCAGCCGGCCAAATCCGACATCACGCGTTTCGCCCGTGGGCGTAGATGCGCGCGCCAGTGGAAGTCCAGGTAGCCATTCGCGTTCGCGTACGTCATCGGGTCACCGCCCGAGGGGAGCGCGACGATCCACGGCGGCACGCCCAGCATCACCGCGATCCGCGCCTCGTTGTACTGCGACAACTCCAACAGGGCCATGTCCCTGGGGTTGATCTGCGTCGGTTTCCACGTCACACCCCCGGACAGGACGGCCGGCTCGCCGATCGACGACAACCGGGACTGCACCCACTGCGCCTTCAACAACGCGGACTGTTCCTGCGTCAGCTCCTCCGGATGCTCGAGCACCGAGGTGGGGATCCCGCCGCCAGCAGCCAAATTCGCCGCGTACAGGTCCAACGCCGCCGACGCCGCGACCCTGCGCGCCGCGATCTCCAATGGCCCGTGGCCGTGCGCGTCGTCGACCGTCGACGTGTACCGGATGTGCAGCACATCCGCTGTGGGGAGCGGGACCGCGCCGATCGAGTAGACCCGGATGCCGTCGCGGAGCTCGACATTGACCGACCAGGCGGGCAAAACGTGAAACCGGGACGGCCAGCCCGTCGCGTACCGGGCCGTTGCCAGGACGAATGCCTCGCCCATTTGGTAGTCCCACCAGAGACGCTTCGCGAACTCCTCCCACGACGTGTACACGTCCGGGTTGGGGTTCCGCAGCCACTCGGCGTTCAGAGACGGCGGCGCGTCGACGAGATACGGGGTCATCGCCGAGAAAACGTTGCTGTTCAAGTCCAAACACGCCCACGCGGTGTCTGTGAGCGCGTTCACCCGGCCCCAGTTCGGCGTCGCCCAGTCCGCAGGCCAGCCAGACCACGCCGACGGGACGATCGTCGGCAAAGCCGTGTTCGGCGGGTCAGTCCCCGCCAACACCGCACCATGAGGGTCACCCGGGTTCACGGATGGCGGCCCCACAGTTGCCGGCTGGACGGTGGCGGGGTCGTTCGAGTTCGGTGTCTCCGGTGTCGGACGGATCGCACGCGTGAACAAACCCACCACCACCGATAGTACGCT